CGTAAATGTACTGTTATACATTAAACAGCCCTCCTATGCCCCTATCCTCGCATATGTTCGTGATCAGCTAAACTGACCTCCGTTATCTTCACACTTGTTAATATGTGTTGATAATCTTATTCTTTCTTGAATGATCTATCATTGTGCTTTCTAGTCCTGTTGTTTCTATTTTGCGTTATTCATTAGAATTCCCAGGCATCACAATACGCATTTAGCGATATCGTAATCTGTAGTATCTGTCTTAACTATCTCAAAATATACTCGAACATTTTTATATTCACAAAGTTCACTTTCGTTTACTCGTATAATTTTCCTTATAGGATTTGTCTTCCTATACTGTAGCGCACCTCCTTCGCGTCACAGTGTACTATGCGTTTGAAACATCAGTACTTATACTTCAATTTCGGTTCCATAGTTCCGTTTATTCACTTAATATTAATTAGTTAACAGCTTCATTAATATTTGTAAATCCAAGTAACCTGTTAGTTACTCTACTATCCCATTTATTTGACTTTTTTAAATCCGTTTCGCTAAGACAAAAAATCACTCTAGTCTGAGATCTTCTGTATACAAATGCTACTCCTCTGCATTTATACCGTGTTACACCATTCTGTAACCCCATGTGTACATTACACCCTCATATTGCCCCTCCCCGCAATATATCTGTGATTTTCTTCAAAATCTCCAGTCTCTTTCTCATGTTCCTACAGCCGCTAAACTATATTTGTATAAGATTCAATTTCCACTCAGTATACATGTCTGTGTACTTATAGTTGATCAAACTCAACAATCATTTACGATTGTCTAATCACCACTCATTGTAAAAGTTTTAAATTCGTTTTGCTAAGCATAATATAATGGAAACAGCCTATCTATTTTTAGCTGTACTTATCTTTTTAATGTACAGTATTACTACATGGTACTCTTCAATTGAAGGATTTGAGGATGGGGGTAGCATAACATACGAAGACCCTGATGAAATATATGATGATACATATGCCGCTATTTACGAATCACTTTGGCATACAAAGGAGAGAAATGAATACGAACAGATTTCTATACAAGATATAACTCTTGCTGATTGGCCTATCGCAACTGTAAAGGTTCTTGATATGTGCTGTGGTACGGCACCTCACGCATGCTGGTTTAAAAATTTGGGTGTAGAATATACTGGTATTGATATTTCAGAAAATATGTTAAAGAAAGCACGAGAAGGATGTCCATCAGCTAAGTTTCAGAAAGGAGATATTACGCAAATTCATCTTTTTCCTCAAAAGACAGTAACACACTGTATTCTTACAAATTTTTCAGCATATATGTTTGAAAATCCTAAAATATTATCAGATAATGCTTATGCCTGGTTACAACCGGGCGGATATTTCGTTGTACATTTGGTAGATCCAGATAAGTTTGATCCTATTTTAAATTTGGCAAGTCCATTTGCTGCCTTTTCGTTACAAAAGTATTCATTTGAACGTCAAACTGATTCAGTTATTTATTTTGATAAATTTAAGTATCTTGGACGTTTTAATAAGAAGAAGGATGAAGATGATGTAATATTTAATGAAACATTAACCTATTACGATAAAGATCAAAACAATGGTAAAAAGTATCGTGAAAATAAACATCATTGGGTCATGCCTTCAAAAGAAAGAATGATTAATATATTCAAAACAAGTGGATTTCGTCACGTAGAAACTGTAGACTTAGTTCGTTGCGGAAAAGAATATCAATATCTTGTCTATTTTACTAAATAAATGAATCAACCAGATCTAGAAGCAAAATTATATGCAGAAGGAACTATTGAATTCGGAAAAGATTCTAATGAAAGATGGGTTGTCAAAAACACAGAAAATGGAAAGCAATGGCTTCCATTGTATTCTGTTAGTCTTTTTGGATTCAGACATCTAACTGCTAAAATTCTTGAAGAAAATATCAATAAAACAATTACAGTTTATGAAAGACAATCAAACTGTTCTTGGCCTAAAACTTTAGATGATTTTGATGTAAAATATGATTTTACGGCATCTGGAGATGTTGAATTTGTAAAGGATAAACAAGTAATTCAAAATTGGTTAACAACTAGAACTCCAGCTGTAAATGAAGGTCAATATGTTATTCTTAAAGGAGAATTAACATCAAATGATATAGAAGCCGGTATTCAAGTAGGTACATTGCCTGGTGAAATGGTTAGTAGCAATTTGATGAATACGGATGCGTTTATAAAGATTTAAGTATCATATGTATTTTATTAAATAATGTCGTGTATAGAATCATTTAGAAATAATGTTTTTAAATGGTTAGGTTATAAAACAAAAAGCAGACCCAATACACATCCGATGCAATATGTAATTGGATTAAATAATTATAAACGAAGAAAATAGTGAGTTACTTTTATTAATTTTTCAAAAAAGGTAGAATGTAATGAACGTTATTGATTCGAGATCCGTAGTAGATTTCCAGAAATTTACATTTTCAGGACATCTAAGACAACATGTTTATAAAGTTTTAAATGAAAATATAAAATTAGGTCACGCCGACTATGCTTGTTATTGGGCTCTTGAACTTCTTTGTTCCGGTTTAGTCCATTCAATGTGGCAAACTCTATTTGAATCTGCCGCTCTTCATATTAATCGAGCAGCTCCTAATTCATTTTTATATTTGATCAAAATGTATGAAAAATTTGCTCCTTATGAGGCACAATATTCAACCATGCATATGACAGATATACGTAATAATCCAGAAGTTAGAAATATTATTTGTGAAACAGCAGCATCGTTAGCACTTTGTCGTAAACATAAATTACCAAGTATGCCTAAAATTAAACCAGAACATGATTTTAATCAATTAACTATTACGGAAAATTTAAAATCACCTTCAGCAAATTATGGTCGTGAATTGGTAAAAAATGATGACCCACTTGAAATTTATATTCCTTATAATGAACTTGTTTATTGTTTAAGAGGTGAAACAAGAGATTTAACACGTGCTCTTTATTGGTGTGGATGGATTCTAAAGTACTCAAGTCAGTTTAAAAAGCAAAATAAAACACCACTTATTTGTGCGTCAAGAACGAATCCTTATTCGGATCAAAGTTATTCAAATTTAGTTATTTGGATGCTTTGGGATGCTGTAATTGATGCTTCTAAAAAATCAGTCCAAGCTGGAGTTTTGGCACCCTATATTGATGCTATTTTCAAACTTCATTGTTTGCGTTGGACACCCACATTACAAAAACCTCGTTTATGTTTTTTAATTAGTGCGATTGTTCTCGTATGTGAAAGTACAACAGTTGATATTCATTCTCCTGTTCCTCATGATTTAGCAACTGTTCAAAACGTCGTTGTCAATATTCCTCAATGGATACTTGCCATTATTCAGACAAAAAAGACCTTTTCCTAATATAAATGGACATCCATCTAATCTTTTATTACATTGGTATTGTCATCGTGTTTGCCTCACATGCTTATATGCTTAGAATTCCGGCCATGCGTTCTCATGCTATTCTAAACTTGTTCGCTGCCGCTTGTATTGCGTACTATTTCATGAACAAGGAGGGTTTCATTAAGATATAGAATTTTTCTTAGCTTAAGAGTATAAAATGTTGAAGTTTTTGCTCAAGCTTTTGTTCGTTGCCCTCGGTATCTATCTCCTAACCCAGGAGATCCCCAAGCTAATGGCTGGTGCTCGTGATTCTACCACCGTAGTCTACACTGTTCTTGGTGCTCTTCTCGTTTTTTACAACGCGGGCACTGTTCTACAGAAGCTAAGGATGCGTAAGTAATTAAAAACGAAATCAAAATAACTAATACTAAATGAACAGAAATATGAAAGAAGTATTACATCAAATTTTGCTGAGAACTCCGCATAATTTGTTCGATGAATTTCTTTCCGAATGTCAAAAATGGTATGAACAACCGGCTCACACGTTTACTGAAATGCGAACGCGTGAGAATAAGAAAATAAGAGGAGATATCTTTGAAGAGTTTTGTGTACTCTATCTCAAATTTATAAAAAAATACGATACTGTATGGCGTCTTGAAGATGTTCCGGCTGAAATTTTAGATCAACTTAATTTGAAACGTCAAGATTTTGGAATTGATATCATATGTCAACATCAAGGTAAGTTTATAGCAGTTCAATGTAAATATAAGAAACATGTATCAATTAAAAAGAATGTTCTTACATGGAAACAACTTTCTACATTTTACGCGCTATGTATGAGATCGGGGCCATATGAAAAATATATTGTGATGACAACTTGTGATTATACTCGTCATATGGGTAAGAAAACATCCAAAGATATTTCTTTATGCTTAAAAACATTTCAAAATATTACAAAAGAAGAGTGGACTACTATGTGTCAATTAGATGGGAATGTTATCGAACAAGAAAAAACTGTTGCTAAAACTCCAGAAGAACTCAGAGAAGCACGTTTAAAATATTATCTTAATAATAATGTTCAGTCGTAAGTTTCAAGCTTCAGTGACAGCCGCTCTCCTTTTTTTCGTTGTGAGTTCTCCATTTACCTATAAAATGGTCGACAGTCTGATTGGTGGCATTGTACAGTCCATTGCCCCATCAATGACATACTTGTTTAAGATAGCAGAGTCAGGGTGTCCTACAAACTATGGTTTAATTGTTCATTCGGTTGTCTTTGGATTAGTAACGTACTATCTCATGGGTTCTTCATAAAACGGATTAAGTTTAGATATATAAATTTAAAGTAATAAAATGAAGTTATTAATTTTCGATACAGAAACAACTGGTCTTCCAGTTGATCGTAATAAACAGGCAATAAAGGAACCTAACAATTGGCCTCACATTGTGTCCATTTCTTGGGTTGTGTTAGACGCAGATACTAATAAAATTGAATCAAAAAATTCATTCATTGTTAAACCTATCAATTGGACTATTCCATTAGAGGCAACTAAAGTTCATGGAATTACAAATGAAAAAGCTATGTTAAAAGGATCACCATTGAGTGAAGTAATGGAACAATTTTCGAGAGAGTCATATGACTATTTAGTGGCTCACAATATACAATTTGATTTCAACGTTCTCATGAATGCTTACTGTTGGGATCTTGGAATGAAAGTCAATGATACTCTTTACAAACGAAAATGTACAATGATGTTATCAACCGATTTATGTAAACTTCAAGGACAGTGGGGGTATAGATGGCCAAAATTAAGTGAATTGTATGAATTTGCGTTTCATCGTAAACCAATTTCATCTTCTCTTCACTCTTCGTTATATGATACTGTTATTCTCGCAGAAATTGTTCAACACTGCGATGAATTGCGTCATAAAATGGGCTTACCTGTTAAACCAACATTTGTAAGTAATGGAAGTAGAGATAAAACACTATACTTATAAGTTTATAACTGATATTCCTATTCAACGTGTTAATATTTTATGGTGTTCGGATAGTTGGACTTATATACCAGAATTACGTATCAGAAGGCGTTTTTTTATTGATAACAAAGTTACGAAGATGGAACAGGAGACTTGGGAGGGGACCATTCCGATACCTGAGTACTCGGAAGAGATTGATCTGTATCAGTTTTCGGAGACGAAGTGGCGGGAAGTGTCTTCTTATTCTGACGAGTTATTTTCAGTGAAAACAGCCAACCAAAACATCCACAGCTGAAAACACGACCATCTACTTCTTTAACAAAAGCAGATTCTATACTGACGACCACAGCTTTTGCCTGAGAGTTTGACTCGATCAGATCTTCAATTTTTTGAATAGTTGAATTAGCTTCAATCGCAGATACAACCGCATTGGATGCTTTTTCAGTAGCATCTGCTACAGCATCCTGTGTCTTGTCAAGAACCGCATCTGTTACCTCAGATGCCTTCTCTTCAACCTTAACTACGATTTCATCCAACTTGTCATTTAAAGTTTCTTTTATTTTTTGTTCAATAACCTGTGAATCCATTGCGTCTTTGATCAGTAACAAGAAACCTTTTGGTTGAATAAAGCGAGAATGGAAATAACCGATCTTGTATATACAGCTCTTTCTACGGTTTTGGTAATGGCATTTCTTCAAGTAGCTACATTTTTTGTAACACGAATGCTGTACCCTCCGGAGCCAAAAATTATTTATCGTGATGTACCTGTACAACCAAGAGTTCAATTTGCCCCTCAACCTGAAGTTTATCAACCTCCTCCGGTTGCTTTAACACAGCCACCGCCAAGTATACAATTACCAGAATATGAACCTCGCAAACCGGCTTCAGACTCTCTACGATTGGACCCCGAACTTCCGGCTGGTCTTCAAGAAACCCGTCCCGCAGGGACTTAAAACGTTTCAAGTTCCACAAACAAATGGAGTTTCAGGATGGCTAATTTTAACTTATGAAAACAAAGTTCCAACTTGTTTATGGGTAACAAATACAGATTGTAAACGTGTTGCTTGTATTGTAGATGAACGTATTTGTGGAGATACCTTTTTTAGAGCTGAAAAAATTAGTCCATTTGAGTTTGTAATTTCAGATATTTGGATCTATAATTCAAATTGTGTCTTTGCCGCATCAACCTTTGAACAACGTTATAAATGGTTGAAAACATTTTTACCTATGTTTACATCACATAGTCCAGGTACTATAAAGTTTATTCATAAATCAGATATTACAGAAACCAATATTAAAGGTCACGAAGAACATCCATTAGATATGGGAAAAACGGGATATTTTGTTGAACGTGATAATTCAAAAATGGTTCACTTTTTAAAAATGAGCCTACCAGATTGTTATGAAAGTGTTCCTTTTACTGGTTTCTTAAAGGTTCCTGATATAAAAACATCATTCTATTTGCGTTCAAAGGGAGATGAGTTTGATTGTAAATGTATAAAAGTTGGTGAGTTTTGGAAACTCATAGAAAACATTCCCATAATAGAGTAAATGCACCGTAAAGGACACAAGACACAACGACGTACAAAACATAAACGAGGTACCAAGCGTACTATGAAAGGTGGATTTTATGGTGCGTCGGGAGCTATTGCCCCGGGTGCTATGGGATGGACAGCTAGCTCAGAAATGGGAGATTATGCGATCAGTCGGCGAGGTGGAAATTCAATGATTGGTGCTGGTCGTAAGAAGAAGGGTACTCGTAAGTCAACACGTAAGCATCGTGGTGGTTCAAGATATGGTGCCGTATCTGCTAGCTATCAAGGAACTGGATCACGAGGAATTGCCGATGTTGTTGGTGTAAATACTAAGGGAGGCGTTGGATCTCCTGCTTACGGTGACTGGAATAACAAAGGCGCACAACCTGGATCTGGACACGATAGCTTTGTTCGTGCTCATTAAATTTGATTCTTTAATCTAAATAATGGATACGCTTGTCGCCGGAGTTTTGTTTGTACTAATTTCTGTATATCTCGTTCAGAGACAGTTAGGATCTATGATCGTCTGGGTTGTTTTAGCTTATTTAGTTGGTAAACATGGTCTCGATATGAATCATACATTTTCAGTTTTGTTGGCACTTCCAGTTATTTATTTGATCTGTATGGTTACGAAGGAGAACTTTGAAAATGAAGAAGAGCCTAAAAACAAGGAAAAGAATCCCGATCCAGCTCCTCCTAAAACTGATGATCCACATGTAGATATTGGTAGTACAATCCTACATGCTTACCGTAATTTAAGTCCAGAGCAAATTGGTGGTATGCGCAAAGATACAAAGGAACTTCTTTCTTTACAAAAAGAACTAATGGGTTCTTTAGCTGAAATGAAGCCGGCAATTGAGCAAGGGGCTGAACTTCTAAAGACGTTTAGCACTTTCTTTGGGGAGACTCCTCCTCTTCAATAAAGAATTATGAATTCTCTGCATTCCATCAGCATACACGTAAATATGATATTTAGAATTATTTGTTGAAATAAACGGTCCGCCAATAGAACGAACAATATTCGTCCATTCGCGTACAACATTTGCTAATCTTTTAAACTCAAACCATTCTTGCCACAATTGAAAACACTTTTGAAATCCTATCATTGTAAAAAAACTAGGAGGCTTTCCACTGTATAAAGAAAAACAGATTGATAATAATGGACTTATAATCATTTCAACCCAAAGTGAAATCTTTTCAAACAAAGTTTCTTTAATAAAAAGCCCCTGAAGACGAATAAATTCTTCTGCTATTTCAAAATAGTTCTGAGGATACAGTACAAAATGAACTGTCTGCTCAGGTCTTAATCTTTTCTTTATATCAGAAATGTCAGGGATCATTCCTCTATTACTATTCCAATCAGAGGGAATTCTTGTTCTTTTAACGTTTGGGCATCTAAGTATTTCCATGAAATAATATTTTTAAAACCAGTTGCTTCTTCTAAAAATTCAATATCTACTTTACTACCTACTTCAAGACTAGAATTTATGATATCAGTTACACTTAGAAATTTTCCTGGTCTAATTTCAGCACCAATCCAAAGCCATGGAACCTTTTTTCGTTTTATTTGCATATATTGCCTTTGGGTTATAGGGCAAAAAATATCTCGAATAATATTTTTGAAAAAAAACAATTTCAAATAAATTTGATAGAGAATCATATTATAATTTTAAAATATACTTGTACTTGGAAGTGGTAACGCATCTTGATTCTTCAATGTTGTAACAAGACGATCGCGATTTTTCAAGTTATCACCCGTAAGAAAGGTTTCATGTATAGAATTTTCCAACATACGATCAAGACCCAAACCTAATGAAATAGATGAGGCAAGAGCAACCATAATGAACGGAGTTACAATTATAGCCCACGAGACAACACCCAATTCAACACTACAGAGCGCATCGAGGATCACGACACCCGCAAGAGCCATGATTAATTTGATACCCGCAGTCGCATAGAGACCCAAAGAGAGGTCGAGAGACACATGGACTGTGCTATAAATTAAATATAGCAACGCAGGAGGGCATAATTCTTCGATGAAAGATATCTTCATGTTATTTACTTTGAAACAATAAAATATGTCGGAATCAGTTGATATGATTTGTACACTTACAGGTTGTAATTATGAAATGGCTAGCGAAGCTTTTAACAAAACTGGAGATGTTACGCTAGCGGTTGATAAAATTCTTTTTAAGACGGAGTTACCTACTAAAAAGAAGCCTAAAACTGATGAAACGCAAGAAGAAATTAAAAAGATTCGCGAAGTTATGAAAGAGCTTGATAAGAAAATGGATGAAAGACCTGATTCAACAATTAATCAATTTTCTATTTTGTTAAATCTACGCGAACGCGAGGAATCAGTCTTGACACCAACCCACCTCTTAGAAACGGTTCTACAAAATAATTATTCTCAGGAATGTCAGCTTCCCGTTCTGGAAGAAGAGGTTGAAAAACAGGAAACTGTTTGTCAGTAACAGTTTGAATCGATTTGCGATTTGCTGTCGAATGTCCAAACATAACTCGACTTTGATCTTCAATTCCTTCGATCGTTCCCATACCTAAGAAAGGTGTAGTTGCGAATGGACGCGCAAAAACTTGTTTAGGCCCCTTAGTACGAGCAGTACCAGGTGCTCCCCAAAGTAGATCGGTATGTGTATCAATTCCAGATCCACCTTCCTTGGTATTTCCAAAATTTCCACGAGGGACCATTCCGCGAAAGTCAGAAATAGGTGGCGCAGAAGCAGAAGGAAAAAATGGAAACATTGAGCTTGTATCAGGATTTAGATGACGAGGTTCCTCACCCTGTCGAGTATTCGCATAAAATTGAGGTAATCCAGCGTTTGATGCCATCTCTTTACACAAACAGTTATATAAAAAACGAATAAGTATTAACAATACTATAATTAATTTAACATGGTATTCTTCCAACCCTGTGATTGGATTGAATCAGACGATAAAGGTAAATATATTGTAGACGCATATGGACGTAATGAAGATGGTGAAATTGGAAGAGTACGTATAACAGGATTTTGTCCGTACTTTTACATTCAACATAAGGATGGTGATACAATTCCTTCTATAAAGTCAAAACTTGAAAAGGCATACAATGATTCGAGTGATAAAAAACTTTCTTTTACTGACCTTCGACTGGTAGAAGAATCAAAACTTGATGCTATGAACGGTTTTGCCGGTCTAAATACTATCAAAGTTTGGAAAGTGATATCACATGCTATTTGGTTATTTAAGTGTGCTTCAAAAGCTGCTAAGAATATAGATCGATTTGTATATGAAACCAATTTACCTCCTTTGCTACGTTTGTTTCACATTTTAGATATCAGTCCAGCTTCTCCATTTAAATTTGAAGGAGAACGTATTGAACCGGATGAAGATATGAACGTTGATGTATGTTATAGTGTAAATTTTACAGGAATTATTCCAGATTCAAAAATTATAATTCCGTTACTTGTAGCGTCGTATGATTTAGAAGTCTATTCTGAATCAGGAATGTTTCCTGTCTCATCTAATCCATTGGATGAAATTATTCAAATTGGTGTAAGTTTACGTTGGAGTGACGATTTGTTAAAATCAGAAGATCGTTATGTTCTTGTTATTGGTGATTGTACACCGTCTGAAGATCCAACTGTAAAATACATATCCTGTAAGACTGAAAAAGATCTTCTTCTACGATTTGAACTTTTGATTAAAAGTGAAAATCCAGACATTCTTTGCGGTTACAATACATTCGGGTTTGATGATGGTTATATCGCAGAACGAGCTGAATACAATCGCGTAAATCTTCAATTTGGTAGAATTGTGGCAAAACAATGGGGAAGAGGAAAAGATGATTACGTCAAGACTGAAAAGAAGACATTTGAACTTGCTAGTGGTAAGTTTGCTGTTAGATACATTGAGATGCCTGGTCGTATGACAATTGATTTGCTGTTAAGTATTAGGCGTGAACAGAATTTAGATTCATACAAACTTGATAATGTAGCATCAACATTCTTACGCGATAAGGTATCGGATATTGTAATTATTAGTGGTGGAAAGACTCGTCAATATGAAATTCATACAAAAAATACACGAGGACTGTTTGTAGGAAATCTTGTACGATTTGATCTTGTTGGAAATACGATTAATCCATACGCAGATGGAAAGAAATTTAAAGTAGTTGAAGTATTTCCTAAAAAGTTTATTGTGGAATTGGATGAAGATAACTATTCATGTACATTTGACGATGTTAAGAATATGGAATGGTGTTTCGGTAAGGATGATGTAGGCCCTAAAGATATATTCGCTTCTCATCACGGAACACCAGACCAACGTGCTCTAATCGCAAAGTACTGTGTTCAGGATTGTGATCTTGTTCTTACAGTGATGGCTAAATTAGATACGTTAGTGAACGCAAGAGGAATGGCAGATGTGTGTCGTGTTCCAATTACATATATATTTCTGCGAGGACAAGGAATTAAGATCTATTCAGCTGTAGTTTATAACGCATCCAAACGTAATCAAATTATTATGACTCAGGAAGGATTTGAAGGAGATAGTTCATATGAAGGCGCGATTGTTCTGCCTCCTAAAATTGGAATGTATCTTGATCAACCGATCTCTGTTTTAGATTTCAATTCTCTTTATCCATCGAATATGATAGCATTTAATCTTTCTCCAGACACATTGGTCTATGTGAAAGAATTCAACATGAATGGTAAAAAGATCAGACAAGAAGGAACTGACGGAGAAGAATTTCGTAATAATGGATATAAGATTGATGAAATCAGTTATGATGTCCACAATGATGATGGTGATTCAGTTGGTCGAGTCACCTGCGGGTTTGCACAACCTACTGATGATAAGCGAACGATTGGTCTGCTTCCTCTCACATTGGACATTCTATTGAAGAAACGAAAAGAAACTCGAAAAATTATGGAAAAGACTGAAGATGAAGCACAAAAAGCAGTATTGAATGGGCTTCAATTAGCTTATAAAGTTGTAGCTAATTCTGTATATGGTCAAGCAGGTAGTAAAACTTCTCCAATTCGAAAGATAGAAGTAGCAGCATGTACAACTGCTGCTGGTCGTGAACGTATTCAATTCGCAAAATCTGTAGTTGAAAATGAGTTTAATGCTGAAGTTATATACGGAGATACAGATTCTATATTTATCAAGTTTCCAACCAAAGATTTAGGAGAATCAATTGAACTTGGTAAAAAAGCAGCTCAATCAATTACAAGTCAGTGTCGAGCAGCTCATAAAATTGAATATGAAAAAACATTATTTCCGTTCATTCTATTCTGTCGTAAGCGTTATGTAGGAATGAAATATGAAGATGATGTAACCAAGTGTAAACGCATGACTATGGGTGTAGCTCTCAAGCGACGTGATAATGCTCCAATTGTAAAAGATGTATTCGGAGGAGCTCTGGATATTCTGATGGAACATAGAGATATTCGCAAGGCACAAGAATTCGTAAAGGAATTATTGGTATCTGTCTTACAGAATAAGATTCCAATTGAGAAATATATAATTACCAAACAGTTGCGAGATGATTACAAAAATCCTGGACAAATAGCACATCGTGTTCTGGCAGACCGTATGGAAGAACGCGACGCAGGTAACAAGCCTCAAGTAGGTGATAGATTGGCATTCATCTATGTAAAAGAAAAGCGTGACGGTAAAAAGCAAGGAGATCGTATTGAACAAATTGATTATGTAAAAGAGAAGAAACTGACTCCTGATACTGAGTTTTATATTACAAATCAAATTCAAAATCCAGTAGCTCAACTCTTTGCGTTGGCAATTGAGCAATTGGATGGTTATAGGCCTAAAAATAATTATAAGCAATGGATGAGTGAGTATATGGAAACGATGACAGAAGAAGAAGCAACTTTGAAAATTCTGGATTATAAGGAAAAACAGTTGGATGATATTCTATTCATGGGTGCTCAATACTTAAAAAAGCACATACGTGGCCCAATGGATGCCTTTATTAGACGATAAAACCCATTTTCAAATACGTACACTAATTATGTAATGGAAGACGAAGAAAATATTCAATCAAACGGTGATCCGACTGTAGATATTTTAATTGATTTAATCAATGGACGTAATCAACTTTTTCAACGAACTTTAAACATGGTACCGCATCAAAATCGTACATTGGTTTTGAATAACATGTTGATAAATGAATACGCATATATTAATCTTTTAAATAGACTTCATACATCATATACACGAGATTCAACAGTAACAGCATATATTACAGTTGGTGATAACAGAACTGTGCCTAATTTTTCTGATCCAGTTCCCGTAGTTCCTACAAATGCGCAAATTACTAATTCGGTTACATATGAAACTGCTAATAGTCAATCTAATAACTGCGCAATTTGTCAAGAATCAATCGATGGAGAGCTAGTTCGTATTCGACATTGTGGACATATATACCATCGTACATGCTTATCTACTTGGTTTCAGACAAGTGTACGATGTCCGGTTTGTAGACACGACATTCGAGCAACGGGTCCCGCAACTCAAACATCTTCTGACGCAGAATAAATGTCTTTTCAATAGAAAGGCCAGTTGGAGGAACGTTAAATTTAGGAATCTTATCGGAAATACCATATTGTAGATGATTTAACATTCTTCGAACATCGTATTGGCATTCTTTCAAAACTGTTGGAACGTCAATATTATCAAACATACCTTCCAGATCAGAAGCTCTGGGTGGAAAACATCTTACAATTTCAATAGTTTCAGTATTACGTTTGAACAATGTAGGTATTTCATTTCCAGTACAAATAACTGGAACTTTTCGAGATGTATCTTTTATCCAATTGATAATCTTACCTTGAGCGTGTGGATCCGAACCATCAATTTCATCTAAAATTACACATGTTTTTCTTGTTTTTTCACCTCTCAAAAATGATTCAATACTTACAGTTGAACGACACGCGTCTTTAATTTTTTCTACATCATCAAAACTACGAATACTTCTACTTGCGTTGATCTCTAATGGTTCAAAATCGAATGTTTTAGCAGCACATAAAGCAAGAGTAGTTTTACCTATTCCAGGTGGACCTGTTAAAAATACAGCTTTTGAAAAATTAGAATTCAAATAATTTCTTAGAATATCTTTTGCTTCTGTATGTCCGATTACTTCTCTAAAATTACTAGGTCTATAAACTTCAGAATACATTACTTTACTATGAGGCAATTCTCTAAAAGTGATAATATTAACTAATTTCTAAAGTGTATTTATATTTTTTAATGTTTAACGGTTTATTTTTATAATCTTCTTCAGTTAGATTCATAAGTGTAAAATTATCCTGTAAATGAAAAAGATTTACATATGACCCTTCCCTAGAAAGTGTTATCCAATATTCAGGTGCATTATATGTATAATAATAACAGTACTGTGTCGATTTATTAATATATGAGGATTTAGACCACCAAAAGTTTCCTGAATAGTGTAACATAATGTAATTTGATGTATTAACACCTACAACATCATTATCTTCGAGTTGCTTTAAACAATCTGAATAACGATCAATATTAAAATAGGTCAAGTATTCAACCCAATCTAAAACTAGCTGATTTGTACCGTTATATGAAATACCTTTACTATGTAGATAAAGAACATTGAACTCCTCTTCTTTTGCGTGATACCATAATTTATTAAGAGTAGCGCTTTCATATAAATCTTGTTGAGGCGAATATAAAACATTATGAAACTTTGGATCTTTTAATAGATCATCATTCAAATACTCATAATCTCCTAATAATGAATAATAAAGACCATCAATTTTATCATACAACCCACTAGATCTAATTCGATCAAGTAATCTTTTTATTACATCTCTCCAGTTATTTATAGTACAAATATGTAGATAAATAATTGTTTTCATTTTATTAATATAGATTCCAATTGTTTAAAATGAAATAACGCAATATAATTTTTAATTACAAACTCCAGACCAATCTGTACCACAACTTCTAGCTAAATTACATTTCGCAGCCGCAGTAGTCAATGTGGGTGTAAACGGTAGACAATGAGTCTTGTAGGAAGGTTCACACATTTTTGTTGTACTATTAAAACTCCATCGATCCGGACATTGTGACATTTGGTTAGAAACTGTAGGTATTTCGATACGAACACCCAAACCATATTTTGCTATTACTATCAACAGTAGTGTAAACACAACAATCAGTAGTAAAAGTACAACAAAGTTCATTCTTTATTAACTACAAGAGAATGGACATCGCACGACACGTATTTCAAACATTTTTTGATAGTACGACTAATCCGTTAGTTCGTCATCATTTGGATTCGTATCGTGATCTTTTGACCACAAAAATTCCTGTGTTCATTAAGGCGTCTAATCCAATTACGTTAACATTGTCTGATAGTCGATTTATTCACATTTATGTAGGTGGAAAAAATAGCGACGATATTAACTACTTACCACCAGTTGATGAATTTGGAAACGCTGTTCTTCCTCACATGTGTCGTCTTTCCAATAAAACATATTCACTTGAAATTCGAGTTGGAATGGAAATTGACTTTGTTATTGGAAATCAAACAACTACAAAGAAATTTGAAAATGTACTTCTTGGAAAAATTCCTCTAATGTTGAAAAGTAGTTTATGCTATCTTTCATCTATGACATCTGATCAGTTATATGACGCAGGAGAATGTAATTTTGAATTAGGTGGATATTTTATCATTGGAGGTGCCGAAAAGGTTCTTCTTTCTCAAGAACGTCTTGGTGATAACATGTTCTATGCTAGCAAACGTATTCAAGTTCCAGATGAAGAACAAAAGCGTAGTTTAACTGAAAAACAAATTCAAGATAAAATTGTCGATTCTACAAAAGCTGAAAAGTACGAGTATACATCAGGAATTCGGTGTATTTCTGAAGATGGTACTCGTGGTCCTTATTCTCACTTTTTAGTCATTCCTCCAGCAAATAAGAAATCGGACGATCCAGATGAAATTAAAAAGGTTTCTGATTACGGTGACTTTTCTACAAATAGATTATGCGTAATTACACTTCCTGGATTCAATAAGCCAGTTCCTTTGCTAAGTGTGTTTTATTCATTAGGAATTACTACACATCAAGATATTTACGATATAACATTATGTGGAACGAATGAAGATGAAAGATCTTTGTATGATGGCCTTTTTCTCGAACTCATTCTTTCACATGAAAAGTTCACTCGTCAAGAAATGGCTAAGGAACAAGAACAAGATCAGGATCCTGATTTGCTTTTTCTAAAACGTCAAACTCGTACACGTAGTAACGGAGCTGTGTTTGTAAATTTGTACGATTCTCTATTTCCTCACTGTGAAAAGATAGAAGGAGAGTCTACATCATCATTTTATCGACGAAAGGCGTATTTGTTGGGACATATGTTAAAAATCGCAATGAATGTTTCACTAAAAATTGAACAACCTGATAATCGTGATCATTTTAGATTCAAACGTATTGATGCTGGAGGAGATCTATGTTTTCAGGAGTTCAGGCGACTTTTCAAAGAAGTTTCAAAAAACATGACAGTAAAACTTGATAGTCGTATTGAATTCGAAAGACAAACGTATGCTGGAAACAAACTTGTTGATCTTATTCAGCCAGAGAAAATTAGCTACTACTGGCAATCTCGTGAATTTTTATTAGGACTTGAAAAATCATTTAAGGGAAAATGGGCTGGTAAAGATGGTGTTTCACAAGAGCTCAGTCGATTCTCTTACATAGGAACGATTGCCCATATGCGTCGTATTAATCTTCAAATGGATAAAGGTACAAAGCTTGTAGAACCTCGTCGTATTAACTCAAGTAGTTGGGGTTTGTTGTGTCCTACTGATAACCCGGATGGAGGCAATATTGGAATGATTAAATCATTTACGTTATTTTGCTCACTGTCCACTGCCACTCCTATTTCTGAAATTATGAAACATGTTAAATCATTTAAATCATTTTCAAATTTGTCAGATATTCATCCATCAACTTGGAATGTAAAATGGACAAAATTGTTTATAAATTCTGATCTTGTTGGAGTTATTGAAAATGACACTGAATCATTTCATTCAATGCTTCTAAAAAAGAGAAGAAATGAAGAAATTCATAAACATATTTCTTTGTGTTGGAGCAGAATTTCAAATACATATATAATTTTTACAGATGCCGGAAGACCATGTCGTCCAATTTATCGTGAAGATATTACACCATCTGCTGTTTTGAAGGAAAAAACATGGGGCGGATTAACATCTAAGTTAATGGACTATGTTGACGCACAAGAAACTGAAAGTATACGTATTTCGATGGAACCTTTTTCAAAGACTTTACAATCTGAAATTCATGGAATGGCTATCTTTTCTGCTTCTGCCAGTATAGTTCCTAACTCAGATTTCAATCAGGCTCCACGTAATATGTTCAGTTGCCAGCAAGTTAAGCAAGCATGTTCATGGTTTAATACAGCTTTTAATAAACGTTTTGATACGATTTCAACGTGGTTAAATTACGCTCAGCGTCCTTTGTCTCAAACATGGACAACGCCTCATATTTTAGGTTGTATGCCTTATGCTGAAAATCCAATTGTTGCGTTAGCTATTTATTCAGGATACAACCAAGAAGATTCTATTCTTCTCAATGAATCATCTTTACAACGAGGAATGTTTCATACAACTTATTATCATTCATATGATGTGACTGAAGAAATGGTTGGGCGTTATATGACACCAGATAAAGATGTAAATCCTCTTACACTACCACATGCTCAATTTGCTAACATTCTAACAAATTCAGAATTCAAAGATATTGTAATTCCTAAACGTGATATTTCATATGAGCTATTGGATGCCGATGGTATTATTAAGCAAGGATCACATGTAACAGAGGATACTGTACTTGTTGGAATTGTTGTTCCTGTTATGGGTGCGTCTGGACAAGTTACAGGATATCAAGATAAATCATACACTCCTAAAAAAGGTCAGCACGGAATTGTAGATGCGGTTTATCGTTATACAACGCCCGAAGGATTACACGGTGTAAAAATAAGAGTATCTGAACACCGTATTCCAGTTTTAGGTGATAAATTTTCTGCCAGACATGGTCAAAAAGGTACATGTGGTATGAGAGTTATGACTGAAGATATGCCTTATTCTAAAAATGGTCTTGTTCCCGATATGATTGTAAACCCTCATGCGTTTCCTTCTCGTATGACAATTGGTCAATTTATTGAAATGATGTCTACAAAGTTAGGCGTTCAAATGGGTGCTTTATCCGATTCAACTCCTTTTACTAATAAGAATCGTGTAGGTGAAACAAAAGAACTTTTACTTAAAGCAGGTTATCATCCATATGGTCATGAAATACTTTATAATGGTCAAACTGGTTATATGATGGAATCTGAAATTTTTGTTGGACCTACCTATTACATTCGAAGCAAGTTGATGACTGAAGACAAAATTAATTCCAGATCAACAGGACCTAAAAAGTTACTTACTCATCAACCAGTAGAAGGTCGTGCCAATGAAGGAGGATTGCGTATTGGAGAAATGGAACGTGATGTATTGGTCTCTCATGGAATTTCTAAATTTTTGAATGAAAGCTTAATGGAACGCTCTGATAAAGCAGAGTTTCTATTTCAACCTGAAACAGGACAAATGGATGCCGCAGAAGATACCGAAGTTACAACATTAACAGTTCCTTACGCATTAAGGTTAACAATTCAAGAATTGCAGTCTATGCATATTTCTGTTAAACTCGCTTCGACTTAATCGACAACGGATTCTCGGAATATCAATATATAGAATGGCAACTAATATGGATCATATTTACGTAATCAAGCGCGATGGAAGACGTGTTCCGGTCTCTTTTGATGCCATTCTTCAACGTATACGCAAGCTATCAGATGGATTGGATCATGTGAATCCCGATCTCGTAGCTCAGAAAGTATGTAACCAATTACAAGATGGAATAGCTACTTCCAAGTTAGATGAATTTGCTGCAGAAACTTGTGCTATGATGCAAGCAAGATATCATCCTAATTATGGTAAGCTTGCTGCTCGTATAGTAATAGATAATCATCAAAAGAATACTCCTTCTAGTTTGTTAGAATGTGTAGAAATGTTATATCACGAACAAGAACTTATTAGTGAAAAGTATCATGATTTGGTTTGTAAGCATACAAATGTGTTTGAATCAATGATTAACTATAGACGTGATTTCATGTTTGATTATTTTGGATTTAAAACTTTAGAACGAGGATATCTTCTTAGAAAGAATGGTATTGTTATTGAACGTCCACAGCATATGTGGATGCGTGTAGCTATTCAACTACATGAAGATAATTATGAACGAGTAAAAGAAACATATGACGCTTTATCGCATGGATATTTCATTCACGCAACACCAACACTCTTCAATTCAGGAACAGATCATCCACAACTTTCATCGTGCTTTCTAGCGAATATGGCTGAAGATTCTATTAAAGGAATTTATGAAACGCTTGGCGAATGTGCTCAAATTAGTAAGTGGGCTGGTGGTATTGGTTTGTCAATTCACAATGTACGAGCAAGAGGTTCTAGAATCAATGGAACTAATGGAGAATCTACAGGAATTGTACCTATGCTGAAAGTTTACAACGATACAGCAAAATACGTTAATCAAGGAGGAAAACGTAATGGATCATTTGCTATCTATCTAGAACCTTGGCATGCAGATATTGAAGACTTTCTACGTCTCAAATTGAATCAAGGAGCAGAAGAAGATCGTGCTCGTGATCTATTCTATGGACTATGGATTCCAGATTTGTTCATGAAGCGTGTCGAAAAGAATGAAAATTGGACATTAATGTGTCCTCGTGAATGTCCTGGATTAGACGATGTTCATAGCGAAGAGTTTGAAAAGCTATATACATCATATGAAGCAGCTGGAAAGGGACGTAAAACAATGCCTGCTCAAAAACTATGGCAAATGATTTTAGACGCTCAAATTCAGACCGGAACACCATACCTTTGTTACAAGGATGCCGCTAACTCAAAGAGTAATCAACAGAATTTGGGAACCATTAAGAGTTCAAATTTATGTACAGAAATTATGGAGTTTTCATCTCCAGATGAAACAGCAGTTTGTAACCTTGGAAGTTTAGCACTTTCACGATTTGTTGAGGATGGTGAATTTAACTTTTCAAAGTTGGAAGAATATACTAAAATTCTAACTCGAAATTTAGATATTGTAATCGATAAGAACTTCTATCCTACTGAAAAATGTCGTACTTCAAATATGAAGAATAGACCTATTGGAATCGGTGTTCAAGGATTAGCAGACGTATTTGCTATGCTAAAATTACCATGGACATCTGTAGAGGCATCTAAACTAAACCGCGAAATCTTTGAACATATCTATTTCGCATCTTTAACAGCAAGTTGTGATCGAAGTGAAGAGGTTACTGATTCGTGGCGTGTAATTCCAGTTGGTGAACCCATTGGACCATATTCTACATTTGCTGGATCTCCTATGTCGAAAGGTAAGCTTCAATATCATCTTTGGAATGATCAACCTACTACAAATCTTGATTGGAAGTCATTAGAGAAACGAGTAACAAAAGGAGTTCGTAATTCATTACTTGTAGCACCGATGCCTACAGCTTCTACTTCTCAAATTTTAGGTAATAACGAGTGCTTTGAACCATTCACTTCTAATTTGTACACTCGTCGCGTCCTTTCAGGCGACTTTATGATGGTAAATAACTATCTGGTCGAAGAATTGGTAAAGCTAAATTTATGGACATCTGATATTCGAACTCAAATTATGGCAGAGAACGGTAGTATCGCTAATATTAAGGAGATTCCTTCTAACGTACGTGAACTATTTAAGACTGTTTGGGAAATTCCTCAAAAGATTCTTATCCAAATGTCTCGTGATCGAGCCCCATTTATTTGTCAATCTCAATCTCTTAATTTATTTCTTGCCGAACCCACATATTCTAAGATTACATCTATGCATATGTTTGCTTGGAAGCAAGGCTTGAAGACTGGTTGCTATTATCTGCGTACAAAGGCAGCTTCATCTGCGCAAAAATTCACAGTTGACCCCACTTGTCTTTCCTGTAGCGCCTAAACAATTTCTCTTTAGTTAAGTATAAAAATGGAAGGATTCATCCCTGTTAATGGCTCTGCTGGTAACTCTGCCCCTGTAACATCTCTAATTGGTGGTAAGCGACGCTCTCACAAGAAGCTCCGCATAGTAAAGAAGAAGACTGTTCGCAAGATGCTTAAGAAGATGGGACTCAAGATGCGTGGTGGTGCAGCCGGCGGTGAGATGACTGGTGATAAGGTTGTTACTGATAAGGAAGCAACTGGTGTAGTCGTCCCTCCTGCTTCTACTGCTGGTGGCAAGCGTCGCCACACTAAGAAGTCTCACCGCCGACGATCTCTTTTTGGCATGAAGTATTAATTTCCTCGCCAATTTGAGTAACCATGGCAAATAACTGTTCATTAAACCCATAATGACATCCATTCGGTTCTTCTAAAACAGGAGTCTTTCTTGATGAAGTATTTTTTGGATGAATTAAACTTACAATAACATCTTGAGGCGATAGTTCTCTACACATTTGCTCACGACCGTGTATAAATGCGTTACCTTCTCCGATATGAATTTTTTCATCAAATCCACCTTCTTCCCAAAATTTACGAGTAAAAACTAAAGTAGCTTCCGAAACACGTTCTGACATTGGTAACGTCATAGGAGGAACGTTCATAAAAGATGAAAATTTAGTAATATCGTAACATGGAATTGTTGTACAGAATCCACATTGTGCGACAGGTTCTTTTAGAAGCATAGCAACTCTATGTAATACACTATTATTTGGATACACGTCATCATCATCCAAATTTACCATAACATCGTACATTGCGTTTTCAACAGCTAAATTGCGCTTTTGCGAAATTGTCATTCCCGGAGCACATTTTACATATTTTACATTTGGAACACCGATAAGAGTATCTTCGATTGGATCATCACCATCGTCTATAATAACCCATTCAAGTTTATCTTCGGGATATGATTGAATCATATAAGAATATTTTGCTAAAGGCATAAAAACACGACGATCTCGAGTAATAGTTAAAATTGACACATCTGGTAATTTATCTTCTTTAGGAAATACATCTTTCAATGTATATGAAGGCACTGTTGTGTCAAGCGATTCATTCAAAATATCGGTCATTCTTCCAACCCATCCCTTATGATTATGTTCATATAGATCACGAATAAATGCGGAATTCTCTTTCTTTTCAGTATTAGATGTTTTAGTATATAAAGTTAAAGCTTCCATAATAGATGAAACTGTTGTATCAACAAGAATACCAATACATTCAGTTTGATTAACCGTTTGTAATGTTTTACCGTAATACACACCAGATTGTAAAGAACCTACAATATCAGTTACAAATGGATCAATAGGAGATAAAAGTAAATTACAACCTACTGTCATTGCCTCTACAACCCCATGGCCGAATCCTTCAGCGGCTGAAGTACAAATACATAACCCACATTCTTTTAGAAGATCATCGTACTCATCTTGCTTTAAAACTTCACCTTTTATAACAACCTTATCAGATATTTCTGGAGGAACAGTTATTTGAATATGTGAAGGCGAATAGACTACATGAAGAACTGGTAAAGCTGAGTAAGTTTTAAAATCAGCATCTTTTAGTCTCAAATAAGCTTGAAAAATAGGTTTAGGATTACGAAATATATTTTTTCCAACTGGAACAATAGCTTTAGAGTAATTTTTATTTATTGTTTCTGGATTCCAACCTTTATCAATTGAACTCCAACCGATATATTTAACTTTTGCTTTATAATTTGATGCCTCGTTAAAACATCGTCTTGCTTCAGTTGTTTTTACCCAAATTTCATCAAACATTGTGATGTATGGAATCCATGATTTATAAGTCCATTCCTGATTTGGAATCCAAATATTCTTACGAGCATAAGAAAATAGTGAAGGATTTACTACTTCAAGAAATATATTCACATCTGCTTCTGAGCATTGAGGAAATATATATGGAATTCTAAAAATTTGAACATTATCTCCATACACAGCAGTAAGGATACCTCTCAAAATATTAGAATCTTGACTCAGACCTGTATTTGCCTGAAAGTTTGATATAATGTTAACTTTCATTTAGTGTTCTGACTAACTTTTCGCAGTAAACGCTTTGTTGTTCGAGTTCTAGGATATTGACGTAATGTTCTTGCCCGAACATTTAAATATTTTAGGTAACGATTCCAATCTTTAGGTACGCACTGATCTGTAAACACACAGGGTCTGTCGCGAAACCATTTTGCCTCTACTTCTCCACACCATTTCCAAAATTGAACAGGATCTGTAATTTCAGTAATATTTTCAAGTTCAGTTGTTTCAATTAGATTCTTACAAAGTTTCTTTTGTTCTACACTTTCGTAACCATAAAATTCGCTTAATAAATCTTTTTTATATTTTGAATCAACGGGACTATACTTTTTTCCATCCCAACCAACTTTTTCTATAGGTCGAAATGAATCCCATGTGGGCTCAAGTAAATATAGCTGATTTTGATATTTTCCATAAATTTGATCGTGAAAACTACGGAGATCCATTATTGAATCTAAAAAAATGATTTCAATTTTTAATACGCAAAATATATAATGGAACTCTTTAGAGGAAAACATGTTATAATACCAAGAACTACTAACTACAAATTAATTGATGAAACAGATAAGTACTCTAAAGAACAACGTATGAAATGTAAAACAGAAACGGGTAAAGAATGTACACTATATCCATTTCCAATTGGACTACAGGTTATTAAGATGTTCAAACCTAAACGTTGGTTAGATCCTACAGCAGGATGGGGTGATCGTTTGCGTGTCGCTATAGAAAGTAAAGTTGAGTATGTTGGTGTTGATTCTAACTATTCAATGCAACCCGCATATAATGGTATAATTGACGATAAAGCAAATGGAGATCATACAAAATATCAAGTAAAACGTGGTAAATTTCAAAATGTTAAAATTGAAGGTATGTTTGATTTAATTTTTACAAGTCCACCCTTCTTTACAGTTGAAGTTTATGAGAACATGGTAAATTGGACAGATATAAATCATTTTATGAAGGAGTTTTTGAAACCTTTTTTAAGGAAATCTCACAAACATCTTGAAACTGGAGGTCATTTAGTTTTATATATTGAAGATCGTCCAGACGCATCTTTTATTGATTTGATGAAAGAGTATGTTCTAGACACTTTTGATGACATGAAATACCAAGGAGCATTCTATTATCAAGGCAAAAGTTTAAGACCTTATTATGTTTGGAAGAAGGTTTAGAAGAATGATTTCAATTCTCCTGTACGCGTACCATAAACTTGAGTATTAACAGGACCGGCAATGGGAGGAGCAAAATCTTCAATATCTTTGCGGTAGAATTGATAGAATTCTAATTCAGAATAAATTTTTGCGCTGGAGTATCCAATAACACGACGATTTAGGTCTTCTAACTCTTGGGCAACACGAGAATCATTGTTCTCTCCGAACATCAAATAATAACTACGCATAATAATTTGTAAATCATCATCACTTTGACGATCAATACGATACTGTTTATTGCTCATTAACCAAACATGCTCGGCAATCTTATCCTGAAGAACATCAATATTTTCCTTGCTGAAGAAAACAGTGTTTAATGGAGTACTTTTGTGTAAGTGACCAATGAGATCGTTACGTGGCTCATGACCAAGGATAGCTTGACCTTCCTTGTAAGGTTTGTAAGTCATGGCCAGTGTGGGTTGAGAGTCGTTAAAATTTGGAATTCTACCACCATGGGTAGGAGCAGGAAATTGCTTTGACGTAGATGTCATATTATAATGATTTTCCACACGAGGATCTTGGATCTTTTCCAAAACGCTTTGATCCATTTATCATTATAGGTGAATAAAAACGAATTTCGTATTGAACTTGATATAAATAGCATAATGCAATCATCTATTGTTATTCTTGTTGGAGGTGCCAATGCAGAGTTAAAATCTAACTTTTATGAGGTATTCACAAACCGCAGTACTAACGGTAAAATAAATATTCAAACAACAGTCAATACAATTCCACCTATTGTTTTAATTGATACTCCGGCTCTCTTACAGAACCGTGATATGTCTGAGTATTCGTGGGAAGGTGTCTTCAGTATTGCTGATATAATAGTAAATTTTGGTGATTGGTCTCCAAATGAGATTTATGGTGTACGTCCGTCTTTCTCAAATTCCCCATTATTTATTACATGGTCAGGTGATCACCGTGAAACGATGAAACGGATTATAGACATTGTACAAAGAGGATGATACACATTCTACCTTTATTCATCGGAATGCTCGTTGGATTTTTAATTGTATCTGTATTTCATCCACCCATTCGCGACGATAAAGATCTACCTACTCCAGGTGACAAATCGCGTTATTACACTGGAACAGGATGTGTAAAATTTGTATCAAAAGAAGTACCGTGTTCAAAAAATACAACATCTCTTAATTTCATCGCGTCTCAAAACAAATGATTCAGGTGGTAAAAATCCTTCATAATGAACGGAGTATGGTATTTATTTCGTTTCTAATTGGAATGGGGTTGGTCATTATGATGTTTCATAAACCATTTTTGAAGAGAAAGACCTTAGCGTTACCTATTTTTGATGTCGTTAAAAAAACTGTGTCTATAGATGAAAAATGTTATCAGTATAGTGCGGAAGACGCTACTTGCGATTTACCCTCTTTTAAATAAATGCAAGATAGTGGAGCTACCGATTTAAGTGCTCTTTTGGGAAGTGGTCCAGTTCAAAATCCGAGTCTTCCACAGTCAACTACATTTGCGCCTATGGTAACAGGCGGTGGCGACCCATTTATTGCTCCTATCAATACGAGTAGTCAACCACTAAAACCATCGTATAATCATGACGTTACATTCAACTCGGTTCGTTATGCGGTTAAAGGTTTGATGGTTTATTTTGGAGTTTTTTTGGCAGGTGCTATTATTTCATTGTCAACCCCACGTAGTCTAATTCTTCAGTACATTCCAAATACATATACTACAGGAGGCACAGTTTCTTACACTGGTGCGGCTGTATTAGGCGGAGTAGCAGTAGCTATAGCGTATATAATTGGAACTTTAGGTAGCAGCATAATTTGAATTCTAAACTATTTATTAGAATGAGGACGGTTTTTAGACAAGTGGGATATAATACAGTATCAACCATGGATGACCCATGGAAACATTATCGTCAGAACTCTAGAGGTTGGATGCTCGATCCTCCAGCTAAAGTTCACGTTTCTATAATCTTTGGAGCTGGATTTATGCTTACACCTACTTTTGTAAATAAAAACCAAATTACACATGTAATTAATTGCGCACAAGATTCAGATAGTCCACAATGGTTTCGTGTTCATAATCCTGGAAAATACGCTTGTATTGACGCTCATGATAACAAAAATGTAAATATACTTGATTGGTATCCTGCTTTTTCGAATATAATGAATAACTTTTTAAGGGAACCTGAATCAAAGGTTATTTTTGTTCACTGTCAATGTGGTATTAATCGCAGTGGATTTTTAACACTTTTGTACTGTGTGAAAAAATTTGGATATGATTTTGAATCTACAGTTCGATCTATCTTGGAACAAAGACCATGTGCGCTTACAAATTCTGTTTTTCGAGAACAACTTATAAACTATATTAAAAGTAATGGGAGATCTTGGTAACAATTCCATATGGTCTGATCTTGAAAATGCGAGTGTTGATATGATGGGACCCGATTACAGCTATTCTGATTCTATTCCAGGCCCTAGTTCGTTAGGAGTTGGTTCTAATGGAACGTTCGGCCAAGTTAGTACCAATTTAGGAGCCGTTTCAACCTACATACAGGGCATGATTACCGGAGATCCTCCACTGGGTAATCGTTTCTTCATTAATACCGGTGGTACGTGTACGGCAATAGATGGTTCTTTACAGTCACGTTACAATTACATTAATAACATTCCAGGCGGTGGAACTCCTCCAGCAGGAATTCAAGATTTATCATTTTTATCTAATGATTTGCGTGGTTTAATTCCAGGAATTATAGAAGATGTCGAAGGACTTGATCCTTACTATTTATTCACAGCTATGGTAGCTGACGGGTCTCCACCTTGTGATTGTTATACATGCGAGGTAACAAGTGGAGGTGATTCGTATTTTTTGACGACTAATTTATCTGCTGATTTTGATCCAACTCTTTGTACGAAAGCTGATATTTCCAAATGTAAACCAGCACCTAAAGAATCGTTCACAAATAGATTTGATACTACAATGATTCCAACAATTCTTGCGGCTGGAATTCTTTTGTTTTTTATAACGAAGTAGTATTTTAAGAATAACGTTTAAGTGAGAACAATAATGGAAAACGTTTTCCGTGTAAAAAAGGTAGTTGATTCACCGAGTCAATTAAAAACTCAAGGTACGCTTGATCATATCCATTCCACAATGATATCATCCATAAAGGATACAAAGTTAAATACAGTTGAAATCGAAGAACAATGTACAAAATTAGAAGAAGACGTTGAAGATTTGTCTGTAACAAGTTCAATTGATGAAATTATAAAGGCTTCTAAAGCAGAACGTGAGTTGAAGGAGTTGAGAACTAAGTTATATAGTAAGAATCCTATCGAAGATTACTATGTAAAAAATGCTGATATAATGTTACATTATTATGGAAATACAGATAAACCTAAACAGGTTGCGTCTTCCTGTGTTGATGAAAATACGTTTGTTAAATATTTGGTTACAAACATGGCAAGTGACAATGGTAGTCAAAGCAAGAAACAACTCTTTGAAGAGTATGCGACTCGTATGAAATTAAAGGGAGTTGATATTTCAGAAATGAAACCAGTTGTAACTGAACATTGTGAATCATGTAATATTGCCCGTGAAGAGTTGTTATCTGAAGGTGTACTTGTATGCCCTAAATGTGGATCTGAAGAATACATTATGGTAGTTTCAGATTTTCCTTCATTTCGCGATCCTCCTAAAGAACGCAATAATTATGCTTATAAGAAGATTAATCATTTGAATGAAATTTTAAACCAATTTCAGGCAAAAGAATCTACAATTATTCCTGATGAAGTTATACATGAAGTTATTAGTGAAATTAAGAAACGAAGAATTCAAAATATTGGTCAAATGACTGAAAAAGAAATACGTGATATTTTGAAGAAATTGAATAAGTCTAAATATTATGAACATGCCGCTCACATTCTTTCTCGACTTAACGGAAACCCTCCACCAACAATTACGCCAGAAATTGAAGAAAAGATTAGAACTATGTTTCAAGAGATTCAGGCACCCTTTTTGCTATACTGTCCTGATGACCGTACCAATTTTCTTTCTTACTCGTACATTTTGTTCAAGTTTTTCGAGCTGTTGGAACTTGATGAATATAAGGCATATTTTCCGCTACTAAAATCACGAGATCGTTTGATAGCACATGATTTTATATGGAAAAAGATTTGTGAATATTTGCGTTGGGAATTTGTACAATCTGTTTAGATGTGAATAAACTAAGATAATCAATGGATGCTTTTTATACAAAAATCAATGGAATGTCTATTAAAGAACGAGATACTGTTTTGACAAACTTTATTAATCAGCTTCGTCAGCAACAACAGCATCCTATAGCAGATTCATTGTATGATATTTTGGCATGTTATCCAAAGTTTCCTTTTAACGCAGATGAAAAAAAATTTCGTCTTTATTTGGCGTGGTGTAAATTTTTCGAATTTCATAAACATCCTATTGTAAAGCAAATTATTAATTCAGTACATAATTAGAGGCACCATCACAGGTATACGATTGAATCTGTAATACTTGTTTATTTGTTCTTCTGTAATTTCACCAATTTCAAATCCATAATATTTACATATATTATTCCGACCATCTCCAAATCCAAATGGAGCTTGACATTTACAATTCCATCCCGTACATGAAGGAACAAGTTCATCTGTTGGTATATATCTGAACTCATCTTTGAGAGTGTAGTTCAGATCAAATACTTGAAAGACTTGGCGTATTGTAAGTATACCTAATTGGTAAAGTCTTTTCATTTGTCCGTACGATAAATATTTATCACATTCTTCACATAAACCTTTGTCAAAATCTTCCATATCATATAAGTTTCCACATTCATCACATTGATTAGTTTTACATACTCCTGGTTCCGTATCTCGATTTTCTGGGTCGCAGTGTTTGCACTCAGAAAATCCACAAAAGTTTCCATGAGAAATTTTCATTTTTTACTGTCAGTTAAAAATGATTTTTAAAATTCCGTTTTTATAATTTACTTAAACACACACTAGTATATTTCAGGGCCATAAAACAGGCCTTCTGATAGTCTTCATCAATAATTTCTTCATCAATGTCTTCCCAATATTTTGCTTCAATTGAAGACCAGTCGTAATACTTTCTCATATCAAACCCATGCTTATCATATACATCAATTAACCATCCTCTGTATTTATAACGTGATACTTCATCTTCAAAGTGATCATCATCAGGAAATTCTAATTTAAATAATGAATCAATATCAGGTTTAGCACCTGCCTCTGTAAACAATCTTATAATTGTTGGAATGTAATCCTTTATATTATTTGTGTATCTACCTGCGTAGAGAACTACAGAAACAAAGATATCAAGTCCTTCTTGAGGATCTCCTGATTTTAAAAGTTCTTCTACGATTTTAACTTCAATTCCACCACCCATTTCATGCTGTTCCGCATATTTTGGATATTTTTTATAATAGTTTTGACTACTAAGATATTGATCTAATGCTGTTCTGAAGCTTTCCCACGTATAGAATGGATAGTCTGTCATTTTTTTTGAAGTTAAAAAATAGAATATTTACGATTCCGTTTTTATTAAGTCTAAAATAAGTATAATGAGAAATTTGTTAGTGAATAGCTTGTATTTTTCACTATTTATCCAAGTAATATCTATTGCCATTGGATTTTTTGGATTAACATTAATTGTGAATCCCGTTGATCAAATTCTTATAACAACAGTTGGATTAGAGACGATTGTATCATCAATTCAGTTTTCATTTTACCTATGGTATACATATCACTTCAAAGAAGTTGTTGAAGCCACATTTTATCGTTACCATGATTGGTTCATAACAACACCCATCATGTTGTTAACAACTATGTTATACTTTGATTACAATAATAATCCCGATGAAAAGAAAACACTTGAATCATTTTGGGACAAACACCGTAAAGATATATTACTTGTATTCGCATTCAACGCTATGATGTTATTTTTTGGATATCTTTATGAAATTAATCTTCTTGATTTATTTACGTCAAATACTATGGGTTTTGTTGGTTTAATTGGATCATTCTATATCATGTATAATTCTTTTGTATCTAAAAATCTTTCTTCAAATTTACCATTATTTATTGTTATGTCAATCATTTGGGGTTCATATGGTGTAGCAGCTACGCTTTCTCCTGCGTGGAAAAATTTATCGTACAATTTGATCGATACTATTTCAAAAAACTTTTATGGAATCTTTCTAACTTACATCGCATATCAAAAATCTATTCTTTGATTTCATTTAGTCCCATTCTAAAATACATGTGTACGAATCGTTCAATAATATAATCGTAAAATCGGAATCTGGAAACAGAGCCTTAATTCGTTCCGCCGTATAATCACGATACTCTTTATTTTTACCATGACTGTGTAGTTTCACCATATATCTAAAACTACCATCTTTTGCTGCCTTTTTAACAGCTTCATAGAAATAATTCTGTATCCAATGGTTAATATCATTCAAATCTTGATCTCTCATCGCTTTAAAATATGCTTCGTTCCTACGGAGCTGCTCTATTCTTCTTATCTCAGCTTCAATTACACCTGATTTTTTTAATTGTTCACGTGTGATAGGTTCCATCTTGTTTTCAAAGTTAAAAATAGAATTATTGTTAATCCGTTTTTAGAAGTCTTCTTCAGTTTTAGGTTTGTAGATATCTTCAACAGCCCTTTCAATCTCCTCTTCAAGATCTTTTGTAATATTACCTATAATCATAACTGTCATAGGTTTATCATTTCCTGACTTATCTACATAGGATAACCAAGTACGACCTCTCCAAGATACAATGTCATCTTTTTCATAGTAATTTGGAGGCAGAAATTCTTTATACGCTTTAATAAATTCTTTAACAACATTTTGTCTTGAAACCATTTCTTGACCACTGTAAGGATCCGAATATTCAAATACAGAA